TGTTGCTCGTTTTGCTCGCCCAAATTTGGTAAGGTCGCCATCAAAAAGAACCAATTGTAATGCAGTTTTTTCATGTGTTACCAAAATTTCTTCGTTGGTTAGATAGTACGGACAGTCAATGAATCTATCCAAATCTATAATCATTTTGTTAGTGATTACTAACCCAACTGGAAATCTAATTTGGTAAAATTTTATTTCAGCATTGGTATTAAAATATTTGTAACCAGTGTCTGATAGACGAAATCTTCTATCTTCAGCAGACCTCCAGTTTACCCACCATGCTCTGTATAGCATGTTAAAACTTTTTTGGTCACTGCTATATTTTTCGTCGTTTGAAATTAATGCTTTGGTGATGTCAGTCTTGTTCATTAACTGGTTCACCAGTTGTTAACTTGTACACACAGAAATCTTTGCACTCAAACATTTTATTCAATTTGTTAGAAAGATTGTGTGCATGACCAGGATTACTAAAAGATACTTTTTTATATTTAGGGCCAGGATAACTACTAACCAAACTAGTAGTTTTTAAATTGACTGGTTGACCTTTATAAAAAACTGCCCAAATGGCATCACTCTCTAAAACTTGCTCAGTTTTGTAGTTTTTTTTATTAGTGCTTTCTAACAGTATTTTTGGTTTTGGTCTACTCATAAACTACGTATCCTCGTTTATATACGTAGTTTATTTATTAAAAAGTACCACCATCCATTGATACCGAAATTACCCCGTCATCGCTTGTTTTGACTGCTTTGTCAAGATTACCAACTGCCCTTGCTAGCACTAGAGTAAGATTTTCTACTAATATCTGCGCTTCTTTAATATCTAAAGTAATCTGTTTTTGATTCGTCTTTTTAGCGGCAAATACTTTATTAGCAAAATCTTCAATTATATAGTTGTTAATTTCGTTCACGGTGTGCCTTTGAAAGTTCAAGTCTTACTTCTGCATCAGTATGAAAAGGACCACGATAAGGGTATCTTTCCAAAGTGATCAATTTAGGACAATGACTTTTAACCCATCCTTTTGGGAACTTGATCAAGTAATGTCCAGCACAATGTTTACTAATGCTCTTTGCGCTTTTTGTATAAATTGGAAGTTTACGTTGTACATCATATAAGGGGTTATGTGGAAATGTTTTAGTTTCGTAACCGTAAACATCTTTGGTCTTACTTGCCTTAACAGAGTATGGAGTCTCAACAATTAAGTCCATTGCCTTTTCAACTTCTTTTAAGTCATGGAATTCAATTTTAGTGCCGTTAGCAAAGAACACATAACCTGATTTTTCTTTACTTAAAGTTCCTAATTTTATTCCATTAGTTTCTACTATCCATTCTTTATTTGGAATTAAAGGTTTAGCACATGGTAATGTCATATAATCCCTTTCTTTTATTTTTGATATCTAGCATTAAAAGCGTCAGCATAAGTTTGAATGTTTTCACTAATTTTGGTAAGTTCATAGCTAGCACAAAATTTTAACATTTTTACTCCTACTTGACCTACTTCTTTTGAAACAGCATTAGTTTTAATTGTTTCGTTAATTATTTGTCTAATAGGTTCTGGCTGTGCAGCCAAATCACAAAGCAATCTGTTACGTTGATAGTCGTCTAATACCCTGTGTTCTACACCTTCATGATCCACCCACTTTTGGAGCATGAGATTGTTCCACGCGAATCCTTTACTATTACGATCTTCAAATGCTTCAATAAGTCCTACTTTACTTTTTGTTCCTTTAGTTCTCACACCAGGATACGCTGAGAAGATATTATCACTTGTATCGCCACGCATACATTTTTCAAACAACAACCATTCTGGATTAGGAGCAGGTTTTTCTTCGCCTGTTTTCTTATCTTTAACACGTTTGCCCTTTGAATCAAAATAGCCTTCGTGCGTAGTTGTTACTTCACTCACACCGTTATATTGTTTTACATTAGGGGCAATTAATTGTGCGAAGTCGCCATCTGTTGAAATGATCACATGGTTATCATTTGGATGTGCTTGAATAAAACCTGCAATCAAGTCATCAGCTTCAAGCTGAGAATTTTGCAAAACGGTGCAGTTTGTTTTTTCAGTAACATATTGCTTAAACTGATCAAAGGTCTCCCAAAAGACTCTTTCTTCTTCTGCTTCTTTTTCGTTATGTGCGGCTCTAGCATCAGACCTGTTTCGTTTGTATGGACCGTAGTGATCTTTACGCCACGAGCGACCCTCGAGACAGAAGATAACATGACTGCCGTTAAAGTCGTTCCATGCCTTTCTAACGCTATTAAAGGTAACATGAAGACTCATTCCAATCTTAGTTTCAAGATCACCTTTAATTGCATGCCTTGCACGAAAAAACGTGTTTGCAGTATCTACGAGTATATATGACATTTAACTTACTTCCGATTTGCCGTTGCCTAAATTGTTTATATTAATGTAACCACTTCCGCGACGTTCCATGTTTACACCTTCTTCACTGCCAATGTTCCTACACAAGTTTTGGAACCAAACATCAACAATACTTTCTTCAGTTGGACCATCATAACCATGACCTTTTAATTGTACTATAAAGTACTCGTTCCAGTCAAGCTCAAAGAATCCGTTCGATGGATTATCAGGATTAACGTGTGTTTCTAACACAGCTACCCAAGGCTCTTTTCTTTTAGTAGCTTCAGCTTTGGAAGTATATTGCTTAGTTTCTTTTTTAGCTCTTGGCTTTGCCACAGGCTTTTCTTTATAAGATTTAGCAATATTTTTATCTTCAGCTGTCGCTGTCTTTTTTCTAGGCACAGTTTTTTTAACTGGCTCTTCTTTTTTTACGGTTGTTTTTCTAGTTACCATATTAAGTCCCCCATGCGTTTCCAAATAAGTCTACATGCAATCTTGGACTAAACTTAAAACCTTTTTGTAAACATAGTTCTGCAACTTGCCGTGCAGTTTTAGCTTGTCCTTCTTGAGTAGCACCACAAGGCATCAAATAAACATCACAAAAAACTTCTTTTTCTTTGTATAGTTCAATTGCCTTTTCAACTTCTAAAACATCTTGTTCATCAGTTACAACAAATTTAAAATAAAAGTTTCTGCCAGGTAATCCATAGTATTGAGCCGCTACTTCTGGCTTAATTGCTTCATTCCAATCTTCTCCTGAACTAGTCAATTTAGGACTGCAACTCCAAGTAAATTTAACAAAATAATTAGGATCTCGAGAAGGACCAAAACTAAGATCTAACATCATTTGTATAAACTCTTGCTTTAGTTCATGTGTTGTATTTGTTTCAAATGTTACGTTTTTAATGTCTTTAAATTGCGGTTGTTTCAACAATGCCGCCAATTGTTTTTGCCACATTAAAGGCTCACCGCCAGTAATAACAAGATGTACATCTTGACCGTTATCACAAGTCCATTTTCCTTCTGGAGTCATTGCAGTTAGTTTGTCAGCAATAACATCTACAGTGTCCCAAGTAGCCAAGTGTTTATACTTTGCACTCCAGCTGGCACTAGTGTCGCACCCAATATTACTAACTGGCAGTTCATCAAAACTCTTATATGCTTCTGGATGATCAGGATCTGCTTTTGGATCATTATTGTGTGGCATTTGTTCAATAGGTATAAAGTTACCTCGTTCTTGTCCAAAACCACGACATTCAAAGTTGCAACCAAATGTTCTAAAGAAAACACTGGGCACTCCTACAAAGCGTCCTTCACCTTGTACGCTATAAAACATTTCACTGTATCTAATTTTTTCCATATGTGATTCCAATTTATACTTCATTATACTATTATTTAGGCTGTTTGTCAAACATTTCTAATTGTTTTTTACGACATTCTTGTTTTGCCCAAATTGGTATATCTGGGCTTATTTCTGACAGTCTGCAATCAATTTTGATTACATCTCCCTTTTTTGGAATACTGTAATATAATGATGCAACTAACGCAAAAATGGCAACAACTACCAATAATGATATTTTTACAATCTCTCGCTTAGTAATATTCGACATAAGTTTGCGTCCTTTACATTGTTAAAAATAAAAAACATAGCATCTTGTTTGGGATGGCTAGTGTATCTGCCGCCAGGTAAACCAAATACTTCTAGTACCATAGCACAAGTTTCAT